GAATATGCCAAGGTGCTACGTGATGCATTTCGCGACTGGAGTAAGAAGCCGGAAGTCACCCACCGCCACAGCTGGGCAAAATGCCAGCGCATGATGGCCAAAACATGGATTCGTGATGGCGAATGTTTTGCGCAAAAGCTGATTGGCAACGTTAAATATCTGGATCATGGCACCCGCGTCCCTTTCTCTCTCGAACTGTTCGAGGCCGATATGGTGCCGATGGATTACGATGAGCAGAAAAAAGGCATCCGTCAGGGTATTCAACGCAATGCCTGGGGCAGGCCATCAGCCTATTGGGTATGGCGTGAGTTCCCCAATGATCGCACAGCCCTCACCCTCTCCTCCAGCCTGAAATCTATCACTGCATCGCGCATGCTGCATGTTGCCTCGCTGGATCGTATCGGCCAGCTGCGTGGTGTATCCGAATTCGCCAGCGTCATTAACCGTCTTGAAGATATCAAAGATTATGAGGAATCAGAGCGCATAGCCGCCAAGGTTGCCGCTGCGCTCACCGCCTATGTTAAGAAAGGCTCCCCGGACATGTGGGATGGAACCGGCGTACAGACAGATGAAAACGGCAACGCTCTGCCGCGTGAGCTCAAGCTCTCGCCCGGCACCATCATTGATGGCCTGGGTTTGGGGGAAGAAGTTGGCATGATCGACAGCTCACGCCCAAACACCAATCTGATCACATTCAGGCAGGGCCAGTTACAAGCCGTTGCGGCCGGCCTTGGCGCCGGTTACTCCAGTATCGCCCGCGATTATTCAGGAACCTATTCATCACAACGGCAGGAGCTGGTCGAGCAGTGGGTCAATTATGCCGTGCTTACCGATGAGTTTGTTGGCCAATGCGTGCAGCCGGTTTGGCAAGAATTTGTTTTGGCGGCCAATCTCTCCGGTGAGGTGTCCATGCCTGCCGATCTGGAACCCAACAGTCAGGACGATGCGCTGTTTGTGGGTCAGTCCATGCCGTGGATTGATCCGATCAAAGAGGCCAAGGCATGGCATCAATTGGTGCGTGATGGTTTTGCGTCAGAAGTAGAAGTGATGCGCAAACGCGGTGTGAACCCGCGCGATGTGCTTGAGCAGCTCGCCGCTTTCCGCAAGGAAGCCAAAGAGAAAGATCTGCTGCTTGATTCCGATCTGGCCAACAGTAAAAAGGATCAAGGCAAGAACCCTTCGCCGCAGGGTGCACAAAGTAACGCAGAGGAAGGGCAAACCCAAACTGAGGGGGGGCAAGTGGATCATACTGATCCTGCAGCAGAAATGCTCAATCTCAAACAGCAGGCAGACGCCTATGGCGTGGCCGTGCGTGCAGGCAGCTTGACACCGCAAGAGGCGGATGAGAAAGATTTTCGTGAAAAGGCTGGATTGCCAGAAATGAGTAAAGATGCCGCGAATGCATGGGCTGATGATGGCGGTGTTCGCCGGCCAATCACGCTGCAATCTGGCGATGCTTTCGCTTCTGAACAAAACAATCTAGCTGGCACAGATACTGGAGCCCAGGATCAATGACGATGCCTTTGGCTTTCCTCTGCGTCATTAGCGGTGAACTCTTTTGCGTTTGATTCTACCCCGTCAAACAAAGTCCGGTTTTCCTCTGCAAATCGGACACCCATGCCGCAATGATAGCGGCCATGATCCGATTACAGCAGTCGTGAGGTAGCGAGATGAGCAAAAAAACAACATCGAAGAAATTAAACAAGCAAGTTGCTGCATCTGCACCGCCTGCCGCCGTTGTCGAAAAATGGTATAACATCCGCAATCGCGTTGCCGCCTCGGGCGAATCGTCTGCCGAAGTGCTGATCTATGGTGATATCGGCGATAGCTGGTGGGGCGATTCAGTGCTGGCCAAAGATTTTGTTCAAGAGATCGCTGCGCTTGATGTCGATAGCTTAAATATCCGTATCAATTCATTCGGTGGCTCGGTCTCTGATGGCCTGGCGATTCACAATGCCATCGCCCGTCACAAAGCCAAAACCACAGCCACCATCGATGGTGTGGCTTATAGCATCGCCAGCCTGATCGCCATGGCTGCCGACAGTCTCGAAATGGCCGAAAATGCGCTGTTGATGATCCATGCCCCATGGGGCGGCACATCAGGCAACAGCAATGACCTGCGCGATTTTGCCGACACACTCGATACTTATGCAGCAGCCATGTCCGGCAGCTATGCCACCAAATCCGGCAAATCAACCGACGATATCATGGCACTGCTTACCGATGGTGTGGATCACTACTACACAGCAGCAGATGCCCTGGCAGAGGGTTTCATTGATTCCGTCGTATCGGCGATGCCTATCGCCGCCAGTTTTAATCGTGATGCGCTTGCATCGCGCTACAAAGAGCAAAATGCGGCAGTCGTCGCTCAATCCAGCAAGGAGATAACTATGACAACAAAAGCAACAAACACTCCTGCTGCACCGGCGCAGGCCGCTGCAACAGAAGCTCAAATCAAAGCAGCCGCTACAGTAGCGGCCAGTGAAGCGGTGGCGGAAGAATCTACCCGCCGTACAAATATCAAAGCGGCATTCAACAAATTTGAATCGGTTGATGGTGTCAACGCCCTGATGACCGAATGTGAGACCGATGTGAACTGCTCATTTGCCGATGCCAGCAGCAAGCTGCTTGCACATCTGGGTAAATCATCCGAATCGGTGGCTGGCTCACACGTGGTAATCACCGAAGATTCACGCGACAAATTCCGTACAGGTGCCGAAGCATCCGTGCTGGCGCGTGCCAACATGGGTACAGATGACCGTGCCAATCATTACCGTGGCTATTCCATGATGGATTTTGCCCGCGAAGCCCTGGCCGTATCCGGTATCGATGTGCGTGGTAAATCCAAAATGGATGTAGTGGCCGCAGCATTCACGTCAGGCAGTGATTTTCCGCTATTGCTCGCCAACGTGGCCGAGAAGGCCATGCTTAAAGGTTACGATGAGTCCGAAGAGACCTTTCAGCAGTGGACATCGGTGGGTCAACTGGGTGATTTCAAGCCGGGCAAGCGTTTAGATCTGAACTCATTCCCCGCTCTCGATAAAGTCGCTGAAGGTGCTGAATACAAATATGCCCAGGTTGGCGAACGCGGTGAAACCGTTCAGTTAGCCACCTACGGCAAACTGTTTGCGATTACCCGTCAGGCCATCATCAATGATGATCTGGATGCTTTCAGCAAAATTCCACGCAAAATGGGCCGTGCCGCTATCCGCACTATCGGTGATCTGGTTTATGCGATTTTGACTGGCAATCCGAAGATGGCTGATAATGTCGCTCTGTTTCACGCTACCCATAAAAATCTACGCACAGCAGCGGTTCCATCCACATCCAGTGTCGATGCCATGATCACTGCTATGGCAACCCAAAAAGATGGCAAAGCGAATCTAAATATCCGTTTGGCACATCTGCTTGTGCCATTGGCACTGCGCGGCTCTTCCAGCGTAGTCAGGAACTCCGAGTTTGAAGTGGGTGCAACCACCAAAAACAACACTGTACCAAACAGTGTACGTGATCTCTTTGACGTGATTGCTGATGCCCGTCTCGATGCAGCAAGTGCGACCGGCTGGTATGGCGCTGCAGATTCCGGCATCACAGATACCGTTGAGGTGCAATATCTCGATGGCATCCAGACCCCGACGCTAGAGCAGCAGGGTGGCTGGGAGATTGATGGCGTTGAATTCAAGGTTCGTATCGATGCCGGTGTGAAGGCACTTGATTTCCGCACCATGCAGAAAAACGCAGGCGCATAGCCAATAAATAGTGAGTGGTGAATTGGGAATGATGAAATAAAACCCGATTCACCATTCTAATTATAAACGCAAACAAGGAGAAGGTTATGTCGAGAAATTATATTCAGGAAGGCGATGTCCTCAATCATGTCGCCGCAGCTGCAATCGTATCGGGTGCTGTCGTATTAATCGGCCAGCGCATCGGTGTTGCTGTTGCAGATATTGCATCAGGAGCAACAGGCGCGCTGGCCGTAGAGGGCGTGTTTGCTCTACCCAAGGTAGCTGCCAACGCACCGGCGCAAGGCGCGTTATTGTATTGGGATAACACTGCCAAGTTGATCACCACAACAGCCACAGCCAACACGCTGGCCGGTTATGCCGCTGCACCTGCCGCCAATGGTGATGCAACCGTACAGATCAATATCAATCGCTAAACGGCTGATTGATGTCGTTTGCTACGCTACGTGATCGCGTCAATGCCACTGCCCTGTCGAAATTAAACGATGGGCAGGCATTGATCGGTCTTGCCGGTGGCATTCTGGTGACCGCTGTTTTTGATGCTGAGTTTTTAGCGGTGATGGGTGTGGAATCCGATGCGCCGGTGTTGCGTGTGAGCAGCGCCGATGTGCCGGGCATTGCCCACGGCACTACAGTGTCATTCAATAGCATCAACTACACCGTCGTCGGCATTCATCCGGATAGTCAGGGCATCACCAATCTCATTCTGGAAAAAGCTTAATGCATGCTCGCAAACAAATCCGCGATGCAGTGGTGGCCACACTTACCGGCCTAACGACCACTGGCAGCAATATTTTTGCTTCGCGGCCAACGTCCAGGCCATTGTCTGAGTCTGCACTGCCTGCGCTGCGTATTTTTATGTTATCCGAGGCGGTGGAGCTCGTAGCCGATGCATCACCACAGCATCGCCAGCTTGATCTTGCTGTCGAGGCGGTGGTGCAGGGCACAATCAATCTGGATGATGAGCTTGATCAGATATGTTT